GAAGGAAGACCCGAAGAACGAATATGCCTTCTGGGCGACGATTTATCCGAAGCTGCTGCCGCTCACGGTGAACGCGCACTTGACGGCGAATTTGGTGTCCGAGCTTGCGGCGTTGAATGCTTCCGCAAAACCTGCTGACTGAGGTCCAGTTTGCTGCGCTTCGCTGGCGGCAAGGCGGGCCGGCGCTGTTCGCGCAAGAAGTTCTAGGCGCGACACCGACGGATCAGCAATGGGAAGCCAGCCGGGCGATTGTTGATCGGCGCCGGGTCAGTATTCGCAGCGGCCACGGAACCGGCAAAAGCACGTTCATGGCATGGTGCGTGCTGTGGTTCCTGGCGTGCTATTTCCCGGCCAAGGTTCCGGCTACTGCGCCGACTAGCCATCAGCTAGAAGACGTGCTGTGGTCAGAAATAGCCAAATGGCACCGGAAAATGGCCGAGAGGTTGCCGTCGCTTGCGGCGCAGTTCGAGTGGTCTGTCGGCGCTTTCCGCATGAAGGCGGCGCCGAATGAGTCATTCTCAGTAGCTCGCACCAGCAGGCCGGAGCGCCCGGAAGCGCTGCAAGGGTTTCACGCCGAGCACATCCTATTCTTGATAGACGAAGCATCTGGCGTTGCGGATAACGTCTTCGAGGTGGCCGAAGGCGCGCTGTCTACTGAAGGCGCATTTGTCGTCATGGCAGCGAATCCGACCAGGCAGTCGGGCTACTTCTTCGACTCGCATCACAAGATGCGCAGCGCATGGGCGGCACTGCACTGGAACGGCGAAGATAGCCCGATGGTGTCGCGGACGTATATCGAGAACATGGAGAAGAAATACGGTCGGCATTCGCCCGTGTTCAAGGTCCGCGTCCTGGGTGAGTTCATCGGTGCCGTTGATGGCGTGATCAGCCTGGAATTGTGCGAGGCGGCGAGAATCCGCGACATTGAGCCGAACGTGGCGGCAAAGGTGATATGGGGCGTTGACGTGGCACGGTTTGGGGATGACAGCAGCGCGCTAGCGAAACGGCGCGGCAACTGTCAGATGGAACTGGTCCGCGAGTGGTGGGGCAAAGACACCATGCAGACGGTCGGCATCATTAAGGCGGAGTGGGACAAGACGCCACCCAAGGACAGGCCGGAAGCGATCAACGTGGACGTGATCGGCATTGGATCGGGCGTCGTGGATAGGTTGAAAGAACTGGAATTGCCGGTAGTTGGCGTGAACGTGGCCGAGGCCGAGAGCCCGAACGCGAACCCGGAAATTCAATTTAACCGACTCAGGGATGAACTATGGTGGAAGGGCCGTGAGTGGCTAGAGCAGCGCGATTGCAAGCTGCTAGACGACGACGACACCATTGCAGAGCTAACCACGCCGACCTATACGATCCTGAGTAACGGCCGGATTCAGGTCGAGAGGAAAGATGACCTGAAAAAGCGCGGGGTGGCGAGTCCGAACAGGGCAGACGCGTGGTTGTTGACGTTCCACGCTGGCGGCTTCCCGAGAATGAAGCCATTGACTCCGATCAGTTACAGCACTCGCGGCATCGTATAGACACACGCAACAGGGTCGGCTAATATGGGCGTAATCCGCGAAAGGGAGATTGACCGGGCTATCCGCGAAGTGGATGCGCTGGTCATGCTTCTGGAATCGGTCAACGCGAGCCTAGCGGCGATTGAAGATCGCCTGAAAGCCCTAGAAGATGACAATCGACAACGAAGCGCTTCTAGCGGCAATCGAGGCAGGCCGAGAAAACAGCTACGGGACGGATGAAACATCTGATCTAGGCGCAAAGCGCGCGCGGGCAATCGAAGCCTATCTCGGGCTAAACAACAATCCCGCACCCGAAGGACGCTCGCAGGTCGTTGATCGCAGCGTCTACGAAACAATCTCCACCCTGATGCCGTCGCTGGTCCGCATCTTTGCGGGCAGCAGCGATGAAGTTGTGAAGTTCACGCCGGGCGGGCCGGATGACGAACTAGCAGCAGAGCAGACGACGGGAGTCGTCAGCCACATCGTCACGCAGCAGAATCCGTGGGAGCAGATCGTAGGTGATTGGATTCACGACGCCATGCTGCTTGCCAATGGCTACGCATACGCCTATTGGGATTCGTCCGATGCGATGGTGCGCGAGACGTATACCGGGCAATCGGATGACCAGATCGCGCAACTGCTGGCAGATCAAGAGATCAAGGTCGTCCAGCACTCTCAGCAACCGGACGTTGAGGCCGACAAAGCCGCAGCGCAGCAGTTCCAGAGAGCGCAAGCGCAGTATCAGCAGCAGATCATGCCGGCATGGCAGCAGGCGGCTATGCAGGCCGAGCAGCAGGGTCAGCCGGCGCCGCAGCAGCCGGCGCCGCCGCAACAGCCCAAGCCGCAGTTTCTCCATGACGTGGTGATCGAGCGGCGCGAGAACGAAGGCAAGGTCTGCATTTCGGTCCTGCCGCCTGAACACTGCTACATCAGCCAGGACACGCCGGACTGGACGCTGCGACAGTCGCCATATTTCGAGTTTAGGCAAGAAAAGACGATTGCCGACCTGCGCGCGATGGGCTTGGACGTGGCCGAGGACGTATCGGACGATGAAGACGCGGACGCTGAAGAAGACGACGCGCGGGATCGGTTCGGAGAGGACAGATTAGGCGACGACGGCAAAGGCGTCATGCGCCGCGTCTGGTGCCGCAGTATCTGGGTGCGTGCCGATGCCGAAAACGATGGCGTCAGCCGGCTTTACTACGTGATCGCAGTCGGGCGAACCATCCTGTTTGCAGAGCCTACGGGCCGCATTCCGGTCTCGTCCATGACGCCGCAGCCGATGCCACACCGGCATATCGGCATGAGCATCGCAGAGACGGTGCTTGATATCCAGGACGTGAAAACGGCCGTCAAGCGTGGCGGACTCGATAACCTGTATCTGGCCAACTCGCCGCGGTCGCTGATCAGCAGCCGCGTCAGCCTTGACGACATGCTAGATAGCCGGCCTGGTGGCGTGGTCCGCATGCTTGACGACTCAATGCCTGGCGAGGGGCACATTGTCCCTGTGGTGCACCCGTTCGCGTTCCAGGAAATCATTGGCTCGCTCGAATACTTCGATCAGGAACGGCAGAACCGAAGCGGCGCGTCCCGCTACTTCAGCGGCACAGACGCTGGCGCAATCAACAAGACGGCCAGTGGCACGATGGCGCTGCAGAACATGGCGGCGATGCGCGTGGAGCACATCGCGCGAGTCATGGCGCCGGCCGTCGAATACCTGTTTGAGTGCGTGCACGAGTTGATCAGCAAGCACCAGAACAAGCCGCTTACGATCAAGCTCCGCGGGCAGTGGGTATCGGTTGACCCGCAAGCCTGGCGCACCAAGCGCGACGTTCGCATCAGCGTGGGCGTTGGCGCTGGCAACAAGGAGTCCATGCAGGTGCAGCTTATGAACATGTTCGGTGCGCAACTGCAGCTTGCGCCTGTTGGGCTGGTGAAGCCGCAGCACATGCACGCCACCATGACCGAGCTTGCCAAGCTCGCAGGGTTTGCGAACCCGGCGAAGTTCTGGGGCGACGTGTCCGATATTCAGCCGCAGCCGCCGCAACCGAGCCCGGATCAGGTCAAGGCGCAGTCGGCTATGCAAATCGAGCAATTCCGTGCACAGCAGGACGCCATGAAGGCGCAGGCGCAGCAGCAGATCGAGATGCACCGGCTGCAAATGCAGGCGGAACTGGACCGAAACCGCGAGGAAATGGACGCGCGGCAGAAAACGTTGGAAGCGCAGCAGAAAGCAGAGCTAGAGCGCCAGAAGGCCATGCTAGCGGCGCAGCAGGAAGCACATCGCATGGAGTTGGAACGCTACAAGGCCGATCTAGACGCTAGCGTGAAATTGCAGATCGCCAGCATGGGCAACCAAACGACGCTGGAAACGGCGCAACCCAAGCAAGACCCGCGCGTCGAGGAAATCGTCAAGACGATGCAGGAACTGAAGGCCGAATACGAATCTCCGGCCGAAATCGTGCGCGGTCCGGATGGCAAGGCGCAGGGCGTCAAACGCGGCACCAAGGTGCGCAAAATCATGAGAGGGCAAGATGGCAGAGCAATCGGACTCCAATAAGGCGGCAGCGCAGCCTGCTGTGTTGCAAGCCACGATCCATATCACCCGCAAGGCGACCGGGAAAGTCGAGACTTACCAGATCGTCGGCACTCCGGTCAAAGACGAACCGCAGAAAGAGGCACAGTAAATGGCTGGCACCACGACACATCCCGAGGCTTTCCGCAACACAGTCGCCGACTTGGTGGATAGCACTCTGTCCACAACGGCAAAGCTCGTGTTTCGGCTAAGTGGCACAGCGGCATCGCCCGGTACGGCAGTGGCAACACTATCGATGGCGAACCCTGCATTTGGATCTGCATCGGCAGGCGTTATCACGGCCGGAACGATCACGAGTGACACTAATGCCACCGGCAACGCATCGCCAGTGGCAACGGCGACACTGCAAACCGGCGCCGGCACGGTGATCGTGCACACCACGGTTGCAGCGTCAGGCGATGCGATCAACCTGAGCGGCGGGCTCACCATCGGCGCAGGCGATACGGTGTCGTGTTCCGCGCTGACTTACGCCGCGATGCCATGACCACCAAAACCATCACCCGCCCGCTGTCGCACTGGTTGCCGGACATTGCCACGCGCGATGAGGTGCCGGTCAACTGGCTCGCGTCGCTGTCCACGCGCATCAAAGCCGAAATCCCTGACGACGAGGAATCAGCCGCCGTCATCAGCGGCCTAGGGAATTGCACCGTCTCCTGGCCGCACACCCTGTCAGAAGTCGAGCAGCTTCAGGCCACGGTCGCCGAGATGCAAGCCACCGCCGCGCAGATCAAAGCGCTTCTGCCGATTGAGGGCGGGGTATCTGCGCCGGCTGCCGACAAGCTGCGGGAATTGCTGCAGTGACCGACCCCCTCGTCATCGTCGGGCCTGACGGTGGTGCCTACGTGCCGATGGCTGACCACGAACGGACGCGGCGGAAAAAGGCGCTGGCGATGGACTGCCTGCACAGGATCGCGCGAGAGATGAACAAATTCGCCGACGCACTCGAAGCCGAGGACGCGTCTCTGGAAACCGAAACGCGGCCTGCGCCGCTGGGAGATTGAGCAATGACACCTGAACAACTGGCGACGCTGGAGGCGGCGATTCTGGCGGAGAGGAATGCTGAGTTTGTGGAAGCTCGCACGAACGGGCAGACCTCGCGCATGGCTGCGTTCTACAACACCGAGGCATCGCCCGCCTTCTACATCTGGCGCAAGAACTACACGCCGGATTTGATCTCGGACGCTATCGACGCTGGTATCACGCAGCTTGACGGGCTGGCGGCCAGCAAGCGCGACTCGCTGCTTTGGTGGGCGAACCGGCAGCACGACGCATCGCTTGCAGCCACACAGGCCGCGATCAACGACCTGTGTGGGTCGCAGAACACGCTCAAGAATGCTGTTCTCGATGGCGGCAAGCGCAAGGTGACGCGGGGCGAAAAGCTGTACGCCACAGGGACGGGTTCATTGGCTTCGCCTGGCTCGCCTGGCTTTGAGGGCACGCTCACCGAATCCGACATCGGCGCGGCGCTGGAGGCATAAATGGCAACGACGCTGAAACTCTCAGGCTATCTAGCCTCCGAAGCCGCGATTGTGTTCAGCGGCACGCAGCAGCTTGTATCGCTGGCTGACAACGAATACACCGATCTGAGCGACGAAATCGACAACGGCACGAACCTGTACGAAATGGTCGATCTGCGGATCGTCATTGCATCTGCTGCGTTCATCACGCCTGCCGACTGCGGGATGGAAATCTACCTGATTCCCACAGTGGACGGCACGAACTACCCGACATGGACGGGGAACACGACGACCGATCAGGTTCACAACAATCCGTTCTTCGTCGGCTATGTGCCGTTCACGGGAACGACTGCTGCACAGGCTGGCACGTTGCTTGGCATCTCGCTGCCCAACGGCAAATACAAGTGGGCCGCGCGGAACCGCGGCAACGTCGCATTTGCTTCGTCGGGCAATACGATCTACTGGCGCCCGCATAGCCACCAAAGCGTCTAAGGCCCCGCCGTGCTGATTCTCGAAAGGCCGTGGACAAGGCAGCCGCAGGCGGCGGTTAACCTTGACAAACACAGCAGCATTGCATTGCTCAACGTGCTGTCGTGGAACGCAACTCGGCCGGCACATGCTGAGAAAAAAGGCGATTTTACAGGGATACCGTATAACCTAACACAAGCAGCTTCGATTGCCGGCAAATATGGGCCTGTTGTTGCACAGTCGTTTAACGGGACTAATTCTTATGTATCTCTTGGTGACCCAACGCCAACCAATATAGGAACAGGCAGCATTGCATTTGAGGTGTTGTTTAGGACGACATCAGTCGTTACGCCGCAGATGTTGATTGCTAAAGATTCATATATAACAAATGGCCGCGAATATTTGCTTTCGATAAACGAAGAGTCGCGTAACGGTCATGTCAGGCTAGTACTCTTCAGCGGCAATAACGCTTATTTCGTTTTAGAAACTCCGATAGCGGCTATTACGGCAAATACGTGGCATCATCTTTTCGCATGCCGAGCCGCAAATACGACAAACGAGGGCCTAAGTATTTTTGTGGATGGCGTCTACCAAACGCGCACAAACGCCGCGAATGCTGGCTTTCCAACAGCAACCGTTCAGAACGGCGAAACTGAGGCACGCATTGGGTCGCGCACGTACACGGGCAATTTTAACTATTTCAGCGGCGACATAGCATTTGCGCGCATTTACACCAATACGCCGGCAGACTGCACTGCAATTGCGAAAGCTCTGGCCGATAACCCCTGGCAGCTATTCGCCCCCCGCCGCATCTACATCCCCACGCCAGCCGCAGCCGCCAGCGCCCCCACGATCACCGCCCTGAGCGCGATCAACATCACCGCGACGAGCGCGCAGCCGCGCATCAGCTACAGCTAGCGCGATGGCCACGCTCTATTTCTGCGCCCTCCCATCGGCCACGACGCCGACGTGGAACCGCGCAAACATCGGCACGAATGCGGGGTTCTCGGACTCCCCGCCGATGTACGGCACGCAGGGGAGCGTGCCCGCTGCGCCGCAGACGAACTACGAACCCACGATTTCGTGGACTGGCTCGCTCACTGCCGGCACCAGCTACAAGCTGTGGGCGATCTGGGATGACGGCAGCGCCAGCAGCAATTCAGGGGCACCGTTCGGAAGCGATGCGTTCGATGCGATATTCACATCGACGGGTGCGCTCACGGCGCAGGCAGCCGAAGTAGCAGGCACAGCAGCGCACTACACGCTTCATGCGTCAACTGGAGCGCTCGCAGCGCAAGCCGCGACCGTAGACGGTGCATCTACACACTACACCCTGCACGCCAGTACCGGCGCGCTAGCTGCAGGAGCTGCAGTCGTCAGTGGATCAGCAGAGCGTATCGGAACGTCATCGTTTGACGCTACTGGTGCGCTCACGTCGCAATCCGCCACCGTTGCCGGCACGGCCAGCCACTTAACGCTGCACACCAGCACGGGTGCGCTGACGGCGCAGTCGGCAACGGTAGCCGGTACGGCAGCGCACTACACGCTGCACACGTCTACGGGTGCGCTCGAAGCCGGCAGCGCAACGGTATCGGGCACAGCGGTAGACGAAACGACCTATGTCCCGCCAGTTCCGCAGCAAAGCGGCGGCGGCAAGTCACGCAAGCCACGGAAGCGGCGCTATCAGGTCGAAATCGACGGTGAAGTTCACGAAGTCGAATCGCTGCAGGAGGCCGAGGAAGTTCTAGCCGAAGCGGCTCAGAAAGCGACCGAGACAGCCAAACTCGCCATTGAGCGCGCAGCCAAAGCCAAGCGCCGGCCGGTGCGCAAGATCGTACGCGATGCCGAAAAAGCGCTTGAGGTGCCTGAAGTATCGGTTCCTCCGAGCCTGCAGAGCTACGCCGATCAGATGATCGGGAAGATTCGCGCCGAGTATCAATCGGCCCTGTCGGCTATCGAAATCGCAGCCCACATGGCTAAACGTGAGCGCGAGATCGAAGAAGACGACGAAGAAGTTTTGATGCTGCTATGAAAGAAGACATGGACACCATTCTTGAAGACGAGAAGAGGCTTGCTTACGCAAGGTATTTGGAGCAAAACTTCATTTCGGCTGACTGGAAAAAGTTCGAGTTGCCGGCTGGATTGCGCGACATCAGACGCCAAGCGTTCATCGCTGGATGGGAAGCTGGGCTAGACCTGGCTGCGGCGGCTATCTCATCCCAGCGTGGAATGAGAATGCTCGCAGCTGTAGCCATCAAGTCGCATTGACATGACACCACGCGAACGCGCCGATAGGGCAAAACAGATTCTCGATGATCCCGTTTTCGCTCACGTTTTCACCGACATTCGAGAGCAACTTGTGGCAAAGCTGGAAATGTGCCCCGTTGGGGACGTTGAGGCGCAGCACGATTTGACGCTAACGCTGCAACTGCTCAAGCAGCTTCGGACGCAACTCGCTCGCTATTGCGACGAAATTGTGTTAGATAATGCAAAGGCGCGGCAGGAATCATGGTTGCGGCGCGCTAAACAGTCTCTCACGACCTAGTGGACCCGGCACGCTAGACAGTCGAATCTAGCCGGTAGAGGAAGATATGAGCACTGACACCCCCCAAGCGGAATCAGAAGTCTCTATCGAGTCGCGCCTGAACGCGGTATTCGCTGCCGAAGAAACGGGAGTGCCTGAAGCGGCGCCCGTGGAAACCGCACCGGAAGCCAGCGACGAGCCGACAGCGGAAGTTGAAACGGAAGAAGCTCCTGAGGACGTTTTTGAGTTCGAGGCCGACGACGGCACGACCCTGAAACTCCCCGCCGTGGTCGAGAAAGCTGTACTCCGACAAAAGGACTACACGCAGAAGACAATGCAACTCGCCGAGTTGCAGAAGGCGGCTCAGGACCGGCTCCAATACGCCGAAGCACGGGAACAGCTATCCGCTGCCGTGCTCGATGACGTGACGCAACTCCGTTCGATTGAAAGTCAACTGAAGCAGTACCAAGAAGCCGATTGGCCGGCGTTGTATGACGCCAATCCAGGCCAGGCGTTGAGATTCCAGCAGACCATGCGCGACCTTGAAAAGCAGGTATCGCAGAAGCAGCAGGAGATCAATGCCAAGGTGCAGCACGTTCAGCAGGCCACGCAGAAACATCACCAGTTTCAGTGGGAAGCGGCTGAGAAGGGTGCGCGCCAGATGATCGGTGACATCAGTGCTGCTGACAACGCGGCGATGCTGCGGACGGTTGAGAGCCTTGGTATCACTCCGCAGGAGTTCAAGTCTCGATTCGCCGATCCACGCATCATCGCCATGACGCACAAGGCCGCTAAATGGGACGCGCTGCAAGGGCAAAAAGCCTCGGCGGTCCAAAAGGCGAGCCAAGCCCCCCCGGTGATCAAGCCGGGGGCAGCAAATCCAATGTCGGCGCAGTCCAAGCAAGAACTGAATTTCCGCAAGGCGATGAAGTCGTCCTCAAGTTCGCAAGACAGGGCGCGACTGATTGAGCAGCGGTTAGCCGACAGATTCAAGTGAGAACAGCATGCCTCTGCTTACTACCACCACGCACACGTATTCGACCGGATACGGTTCGGCCGGCGGCCAGCGTGAAGACCTGAGCGACGTAATTTACGATCTGTTTCCGGAAGACACGTGGGCCGTCACGAATCTGGACAAGGAAAAGGCCAACGCCACCTATACCGAGTGGCTCGGCCAATCCCTCGCCGCGCCGACTGCGAATGCGCAGCTGGAAGGCGACGACGCCAGTTTTGACGCCCTGACGGCGCCGAGCCGGTTCGGTTCGTATCTCCAGATCAGCGCCAAGACGTTCATCGTTTCCGACTCGTTGGAATCGGTGAGCAAGGCCGGCCGTTCGAGCGAACTGGCGCGCGGCGCGATGGTCAAGATGCGCGAACTGAAGCGCGACATCGAAACCCGCATTTGTCAGAACGGCATCAGCACCGCGGGCGGCGCCGGCACGGCACGCACCACGGCCGGCATGGAGGCATGGATCGGTGACGCGACGGCATCGGCCGGCGGCGCATCGCACGTTGTTCTGGCGACCACAAGCGCTAGCTCGACGACTCCGCCGATCAGTTCCGGCACGCCGGGAACCGCGATCACGGACGGCACGACCACTGGCGCCTTTACGTCCACCAATTTGAACTATGCGTTGCAAGGTGCATGGGCAGACGGCGGCGATGCGACGACGATCCTGCTGACGGCGAAGCAGAAGGCGTTGCTTGACGGCTTCACGTCGGTGGCGACCCGCATGGTTGACGTGTCGCGCACGCAGCAAGCGTCGATTACCGGGGCGGCGAATATCTACGTTTCGGACTTCGGCGTGCACAAGGTCATCCTGAACCGCTATGGGCGCGATTCGGTGGTCCTGTGCCTGGACCCGTCAATGTGGGCCATCCGGTTCCTGCGCGAGTTCAAGTCGCGGCCGTTGGCTCGCACTGGTGACGCCGAGAAGCGCCAGATCATTGCCGAATGGGCGCTGGTCTGCCGCAACCCGCTGGCGTCGTCAAAGGTTGTTGCTTGCGCTTGATGTAACTACCGGGGAGGGGGCAAAAGCCCCCTCTTTCACATGAGCGAAATCATTGACTTCGATCCGGTAAGCGGAATCAGCCATTGGTGGGATTACGATGCCCAGACGGACAAGGCGACGATCACCACAAAGCAGGACGTTGAGCCAATCCTAGATTGGACGAAGGGTGCGGCCAATCAGGGACTCACGGACGGTGGAATCAAGGAATCGTTTTGGCTATACGCCAAGATTCCAACGATCTATCAAGTGAAGATGCACCAGGCCGGCATCAAGCTAAACGACCCATCGGCGACCAAGCGCATCATTCAATGGGTCAACGAACATGCGCCGCACTTGAAGTGCACGGCAAAGACGCACGGCGGAACAAAGTCCAAAATATACCTTCCCAATGCCACTGACTAAAGACGAAGCGCGGAAGTTCGAGGCAGCAAAAAGCCTGTGGGAACAGGCGAAGTATGACGAGGCGTATGACATTGTGCGCCCCGTGCTCACGGACGCGCCATACAACGGCAGTTTTCTGGCCCTGGCTGGCGTGATCTACGAAAAGGCAGAGAACCTGCCGGTCGCATATCACTTGTTCAAGTCGGCGACACAGGTCGAGCCAAACGAGGCGAATCACTGGGTCAATCTCGGGCGCGTGGCCGAAGATATGTGGCACACGCAAGAAGCCGAGCGGCATTACAAAGTAGCGCTCAAGAAGGTCAACCGTGACGACACGTTGCGCATCCTGTACGGCAACCTGGCGGCGCTGTGCATTGATAACGCTCGTTATGAAGAAGCCGAGAAGTGGTGCGAGCAGGCGTTGACCAAGTTCCCGGATTTCCGGCTCGGCAAGAGCAATCTAGGCTTTGCGCAGCTTGCGCTTGGCAAGTGGGATAAGGGATGGGCGAATTACCGCTATGCCCTGGACACCCCGACACGAACAAAATTCCAGTATGGCAACGAACCCGAGTGGGACGGCACGCCCGGAAAGCGTGTAGTGCTGTACGGAGAGCAGGGCATCGGGGATGAAATCTCGTTCGCGTCGATGGTGCCTGATGCTTTGGACATCTGCAGGAAAGTCGTCATCGACTGTGACCTGAGACTAGCGAACCTGTTCGCGCGCAGCTTCCCGCAAGCTACGGTCTACGGGACAAGAAAGATGCCGCACGATTGCGCCCTGTGGAAGGAAGAAGATACTCAATTCGACGCATCGCTTGCCATTGGGCAGATCGGTGAGTATTTCCGCAATACGCCTGCTGACTGCCCCGGCACGCCATATCTGATCCCGGATGATGACCGGGTGCTGATGTGGCGGGCACTGTGGGCGAAGAAGAAAAAGCCAGTGATCGGTATCGCATGGAACGGCGGCATTCCTAGGACTGGCATGAAGTTCAGGAAGTGGACGCTTGAGCAACTGCTGCCGGTGCTCAGTTCCATAGATGCGCATTGGGTCAGTCTCGAATACAAGTCGGCCGCAAAAGCCATCGGCGAGTTCAAGGCCAGGCATCCGGAGATTGATCTTCACGAATACCCGCATGCAACGCTGACCCGCGACTATGACGACACAGCGGCGCTAGTCGCGTCACTGGATATGGTCTTTTGCGTGCAGACGGCAGTGGCGCATCTAGGCGGCGCGCTAGGTGTCCCGACCTGGGTTTGTGTGCCACCTACAAGCCAATGGCGCTACGGGTCAAAGGGCGAGGACGTGCCTTGGTACAAGTCGGTGCGTGTGCTGCGGCATGTCAACAAGGCATGGGACTTCAAGGCCATTGGTCGGCAGATCGCTGATCGCTTTACGCCAGCGCTGAAGAATGCAGCTTGAACAGTACGCTGAGTTGATCAGCGAAATGATTAACCGGCTAGAGCCGCTGCACGTCCTTGATTACGGGTGTGGGCCGGATGTTGCGCTTGCCAAAGCGCTGAAGGTCAATCACGCATTCAAGTATCAGGCTTTCGACAAGGACGTACCAAAGTTTTCTGGTGAACCGTTCCCGGCTGACGTGGTGGTCTGTGCCCGCGTCCTTGGTGAGTGCGATGAAGACGAAGCCGAAGAAGCGCTAGACAACCTGCGCAGGCTCACTGAGGGAGTGTGCGTCATGGTCGTGAACCATAGCGCCATGCCGGCCGTATGGTGGTTGCCAAGGATCATGGTGCGCTTCGATCTGCAGACGTATCAAGTCGCAGGCGACGATAGCTTTTATGCAGTCGCCTATGCTCATCCCAAAGTGATCGAGAACGAAGCCGGGGAGAAGTTGTGACGGTTGCCGTGTTCGTTCTGTACGGCGACACCATGACGGCCGACGCGACGATGATGGTGGAAACGTGCAAGTGGCACGGCTACGAAGTCATCCAATTGGCTGACGATGTGGCGCCGCGGATCGCTGGCGTAGATCACCTGTTCCGTGCCCCAATCGACATGAAGAAGCAGGAACTGTGGCGCTATGAACGGCTGCAGGAAGTCACTCCGCCTTTTGTGTCGCTTGATACCGACCTGCTGGTCGTCAAAGACATATCGGATGGGTTCGATCCAGACTATGACGCGGTGCTTACTGAGCGTCCAGCATCTGGAACGCCGTTCAATAGCGGGGTGTTCTTCGTGCACTCACCGAAGTTCATTCCAGAGTGCGTCCGCAGGATCAAGGAAATGCGGCCAGGCGACCAGAACTGGGGCGGTGGTCAGTCTGCGATGCGCGACATACGGCACGACGGACAGATGAAGATCAAATCGTTGCCGTGTTCGGAATGGAACGATTCAAAGCACGTCAAGGTGGGGACGTATTCCGGGGCTCGCGTGCTGCACTTCAAGGGTGGGCGCAAGCCACACATGCGATCAATGTACGAAGAGCGCAAAAGGGAACGCAAATGAAAGTTCTGGTTACTGGCAGCGCCGGATTCATAGGGTCGCACGTCGTCGAGAGGCTACATAACGCAGGATATGAAGTTGACGGGTTCGATCATCGCGGGCGCGGCACAGTGCTAGGCGACATCCGCGACGTGATTGCTGTAGGTGATGCGATGTCGCATGTGGACGCGTTCATTCACTTGGCTGGCCTGCTAGGGACACAGGAACACATTCAAGACCCCGGACCGATTATGGAGACGAACATCCTGGGCGGATTGAACGTGCTGCAGTCGGCGGCCAAGTTCAAGTTACCAGGCGTGTGCATCGGGGTCGGAAATCACTTCATG